GGTGGCGCAACTAACGGAATTAAGCAGGTGGATTACACCGTTGTCATTCAGCTTTTTCATCACTCCTCAGAGCGCAACGCCGAGGATGCTATGGCTGACTTTGATAATACGGTTGAAAACCTCAAAGAGAAATTGCGCTCAGACCACCAATTCGGCGATCCATCGGGAGTTTTGGTATGGCAGGGCGCGGAGCCAAAGATAGACATTACTTTTGGCGAACCCGCTTCAATGGATGGAACCTCAATCGAAACTTGGGCATCTGTTCGCTTTGATGTAACCCAAATGATTCAAGCATAAGGAGCAAAATGAAATTTCAATACAACGGTGCAGACGAGCGCACCTTTCCTTCAATCGCAATAACAGTTCAGCCCGGCGACACCTTTGATGCTCCTGATGATTTCAGCGCAACGAATGTTTCTCCAGTTACAAAATCAACCAAGCCAACAGTAGGAGAGTGAAATGGCATTAGCACAACCATCCGTCAAAAGTTACCTCGGAGTGGCTTTAGAAACCACAAAAGGAACTGCAGTCGCCGCAACAAACTTCGTTCCCATTACACTCAACACTTTCAAGCCTGTTGATGTTATTGACCCACTTTATGATGCGGGTATTCGTGGCTCAATGGTTGAGAATTACAACTACATTCAAGGTCGCAAACACACAACCGTAGATTTCGGCGGCCCGGTATTCGCTGACACCATCGGCTATTGGGTTGCAGGTATTCTTGGAGATGTAACCGTTACCGGTGCTTCAGCTCCTTATACCCACGCTATTGCGTTGAAAAACGCCGTAGGAACAACGGGCGATGCTCAACCTAAGTCTTTGACAATTACAGATTTCTATTCCGCAGGAACCCGTTATTACCCTGGTTGCCAGATTACAGATTTTGGCTTGACCTTTAACGCCGATGGAATGTTGGAATACACCGTTAAGGCAATGGGCTTTCCTTCCACCACAACCACCGCGCCAGCCCCTTCATTCTCAACTGTTCTACCTACTCAGGTTTGGACAGGAACAGTAACAATCGGTGGATCGGCAGTCGGATACACCCGTTCAGGAACCCTTGACCTCTCTCGCAAATCAGAGGCTATTTGGGGAGTTTCTGCTACTCAATCTCCTTACCAAGTATTCCTCGGCGGTCTTACGACTAAAGGCAAATTCACATTCGTCATGCAAGACGATACAGAATTGACCCGTTACATCACCAACACCCAACCAGCAATCACTTTCAACTTCTCAACAGGTTCAGGTTCAACCGCTACTCAGGTTCAATTCACTCTTTCAAAGGGTGCTTATGTAACCGGCGCGATTGAGCGTAATGCTGATTATGTTGAAGTTACCGTTGATATTGAAGGTCTTGGAAATACCACCGATGTAGGCGCAACTGCAGGTTACTCACCTGTTAAGTTCACTCTACAAAATGCGCTTCCTTCTGGCACATTCCAGTAAGGATAAGATGTGTAAGGGGGAGCCGCCTTCCCTCCCCCTTGCACCCTATTCATCGAAGGCACAGTTGGAAGGAAAACTATGGAAAAGACAATTACTCTCCCCAAGTCGGGCGCGACAGTTACATTCCGCGATCCAGATACAATCTTGCAAAAAGACCGCGAAAAGATGTGGTCATTTATTGACACCGACAGCACCAATAACATCGTTAGATCAAACTCTGCCCTTAAAGGTTTAATGGCAGTCATGGTTAAATCATGGACACTTGATTTGATTATTCCTAGCGTTGTCCCCGATTCTCTTGGCGAGCTAAATAGCGCAGATTACGATGCTATTGCTATGGCGGTTTCTCCCTGGGTTGGAATTATGACCCCAGACTTTACAAGCGAGGAAACCGATAGCCCAAAAGACAACTCGCAAGACTTGAATGGGAATTAACACATCCCGATTCTGAACGCTCGCCGGATGCTAAATACCCAGACCTTGAGTATATGTATTACATCTGTGCTAAAGAATTTGGTTGGACAATAGAGGAAACCCGTTCTCAACCAGTTAAGTATCTTGATTGGATTCTAGCCATTCACGGAATGGTAAAGGGGATTGAAAGTGATAACGAGTAACATCAAGCAAACAATGAGGGAATGGGAAAAAACCACCGATTCCCTCGATGCCCATGCTATCGCCGCCCGCGATGAAATGATGAAAGAACTTATTGGATTATCCAAAAAAGAAATTAAGGGCGAGCGTTATTATTTTCCATCTAAAAGTGGAAAAACTCGTTATTACGCAAAGGCAACGCCAGGTGAGCCTCCAATGAACCGCACAGGTAATTTACGGCGATCCATTACGGGCGTTAAGGGTAAAGAAGGATTTGGCACTTACACCGCTATTGTTGGCCCTGGCATGAAATACGCAAGACACCTAGAACTTGGTGGCCCGAAATGGAAAGAGGGCGTTAAGTTCCCATTCATGGAACCAGCATGGAGAAAGTTTCAATCAATCGGCATGGAAATTATTAAAAAGCACTTTAACTTAGGGAGAATATAAATGGCGGGCGTATTTGACATATTCTTTGAAGTTAAAGCCAATGCCTCTGAAGCGATTGCCTCTTTTGGTACTGTCAATAAAGAGCTTGCCAAAATGCAAAAGAATGGCGAAATTGCTAGTACCGGTATGCTCAAAATGGAGAAGGCTTCCAAGTTGGCGGGTATCGCTCTTGTAGGTATAGGTGGAGCATTTGCCGCCGTTGCTGGCGTAAGCATTAAAGCCGCTATCGAGGTTCAAGGCGCACAAGCCAAACTCAAAACCGCCGTTCAAGATACTGGCGTAAGTTTCGCCAACTTCATTCCTTATATGAATGATTCTGTTGATTCAATGGCAAAACTTAATTTTACGGCTGGCGACACAATGACAGCGCTCGCTCAAATGACCGCCGCTACTCGTAATCCGCAAACTGCAATTTCTATGCTCGGTGCTACTGCCGATCTAGCCGCCTTCCAACATGAAACCCTTGCTCAAGCCGCAGATACAGTTTCTCGCGCTGCTATGGGTCAGGCTCGCGGTCTTGGTGATTTGGGTGTTGCATTAGGCAAGACAATTCCTAAAGGCGCAACAGTCGCTCAAATTATGCAAGCGATTGCGGATAGAACTCATGGAGCCGCTAAAGCCGCCGCCGAAGCCGATCCCTGGAAACAACTTACGGTTCAATTTGGCTTAATGGAGGAAAAGTTAGGTACTGCTCTTTTGCCCGCTTTTAAAAAATTAAGTGATTGGGTTATTAATACCGGAATTCCTGCACTTGAAAAAATGGGCAAATGGATTGGCGATAATAAAGGATTATTTACAGGATTTGTTGCAACTCTTGGCGTTATTTGGGCGGCTCCAAAAATTGCCGCAGTTATTAATTCAATTTCTTTAATTACAAAAGCCTATACCGCTTTGCGTGATGTTCTGATGGCTACCGCTTTGTTTTCATCTATTACATCCGGAGGAGTTACTGCCGTTGCTGGCTTAGCCGCGTTTGCTGGTGTAGCCGCGTATGGTGTTTATGCAAACTATAAAAATATTCAAAATGAAAATAACGGCGTTCCTAATGCTCCTTATATTCCTGGGACAACAAGCGGAACTCCTAAAGCTGGAATCTTGGGCGTTCCCGTTTTGCCAATGTTAAAAAATCAAAAAACAGGGCTCAATAGCGGAATTGATATTTCTAAAGTTATTGCTAGTAATGCTGCTAAAAAGAAAGCCACAGCCAAAAAACCTAGCATTAAACAACAGATGAAAGGCACAACAGATTTAGGTACTGGCGTTAATGTTAATGTTTGGGTAGATGGTGCGAAATCCGCTGCTAAAGTTGCTACACAGGGCGCACCATTAACAGGAGGTCATAGTAAATGACACTAAGTAACTATCAATTTTCTTTTCTTGGATTAACTTTTGGCGCAGGAACTCCCTACATCGTTGAAAATGTAGATGGTTTAATTGGTAGCGCGGCTGTAAGAAATCAAGATGATGACCGAGGCTACATTGACGGCATGGTGTCCGGGCGCGATTTCTATAGTGGTCGCACCGTAACTTTTGACATTCTTATTGTCGGCGACTCATCTCACAACGCTCAGTATTACTACAAGCAACTTCAAACCGCGCTTACCCCGCAGACTCTTGGCTATTATCCTGACCCTGCTCTCTCGCTTCAACCTCAAGGCACTTTAGGGTTATTTCAATTTCAGCTAGTAGCAGACTCCTACACGGGAGATTCATCCGTTACAGGTTTGCGCCGTATGTGGGGGCGTGTTCGTTTGGTAACTACCACCATTGACCCTGACTATGCCTATGGTTACATTTCTACACAAGTTGAGTTTTTCTTTCCCGATCCTCGTTATTATGACGACACCGCCAAAACCGCAACAGGAACTACTGCTGTGGCTGTTTCTAATAACGGTTGGGCTACAACCTGCCCACTTATTACTATCGCAACTCCATCGGCAAGCGGTTCTATTACTGACAATGTATTTGGTTATGTAATGGCGTTTTCTAATGTCAATACTGCTCAATCGCTTAATATTGATGTGTTGCGCCGGACTATTACTCAAGGTGGAACTAGCACGGTAGCGGGTACTCCTGCTCGCAATACCCTTACAACCGTGAACCATTGGCTTGATGTGCCGGGGTCTTTCAACACCAACTTAACAAGTACTATTGGTTCCATGACTATTACTTATAGAAATGCGTACCTATGACTTATACGCCAGATTATCGGTATGTCACAACTCAGCTCTATAAGTCTGGCTCTACTGCCAACCCTGTAATTGCCGAACTTCCATTTACACGCGTTAATTTCACAACCCAACTTTCAACCGTTGGAACCTTTACGGGCGAATTACTGCTTTCGGGTATTGACCCAAATACTATGAATATTGATGCCGGAACCACACCCGGCAAGACTGCTCTCTATGTATTCAAGGGCAATATTCCTATTTGGTCTGGCGTAATTTGGAACCGCGAATGGGATTCCGCTACTCAAATGCTGAAAATTACGGCGCAGGAAATGATTTCCTACTATCAGCACCGCCGTATTTCAGGATTTACCACTTCAAGTTATTACAACGCTAACGCGGGTGGAACGGGTATTGGCGGTTTGGTTTATACAAACCTTGATCCAATTACCATCCTTAACGATATTTTTAACGGCGCTACGGCTAAGGCTAACGGCAATATTGGGGTCAGCCTTTCGCCATCTAATCCTTCAACTTCAGGCGGTTCTGTCACTCGCACCTATTTTGATTTTGAGTTAAAAAGCGTATATCAAGCATGGAAAGACCTAGCCACAAACTCAACCTTTTTTGATTTTATTACAACTCCTTACATAAGCGCAGGAGCAATAGGAACCTATCTGCAACTTGGTTCGCCTATTATCGGAACCGCATACAGCGCCACAACTACAACTTCAACCAATTTGCAATTTCCTGGCAATATCATTTCTTACAATTTTGTCGAGGATGGTTCTAGGGTTGCTAATTATCTTTATGGCGTAGGTTACGGCGCAAATCAAAACCGCCTTATCGCTAAGTATTACGACAATACAAAAATTGTTACATCGGGAACCACTTGGCCCATTCTTGAGGAAAATATTGGCTTTGTTGATGTGG